TCCGTACGGCCCGGAAACAGTAGGATATGCCATTGTAATTCCTCACATGGACAAAAGATTAAAAGCCATTTCCGAACTTAACCTTGGTAGAAGACTCATTAAACATGGGCATTCTACGGTCTTGTTCGCGCATAAAGTTATTGTTCACAGCTAGCGTTGCCTGCTCCGTCATATCCGCGTAATAGCGTTTACGAGCGTTCGCGAGTTCCACAGTCTGCTTACAAAGAACGAGCCCGCCGATTTCGATGACCCCCGACGCGGACGTAACACCAAATGCGGCCAGATCGTCAGAAAACTCGGGGTGATCCTTTAGGTTACAAGGTACCCATCCTTCTCTACGAGCGGATGCCATATTGCGGTGGTCATCTTGTCCAGCCATAGACTTACGCTTCCAATGAAATACATAACCATCTTGCGGTTCAGGAACAGGCAGGTCATGCGCCGGACGCCAAGAAACTTGTCGCGCTTCTTTGTCACGAGTCTCTGTAGCTCTACTACCTACACCACGTGCCGTAGTGTCTACGGATCCATCTACAATTTTACCGACCATTAGTTAGCCCCCTGCAATTTCTGTTGTTCCCGTGCCAACCGCTCCAATGGGATATTGTGCTTCTTGGCGTATTTGACTTGATCTGGACTCAGCATCACCTTCTTCGCGGGAGGAGTTCTTCCAGCGGGCGCCACGGGTGAAGTACGACGTGGCTGGCCTTTAATTCTGTCAGGGAATCGCTTATACATTTCTTCGTCAAGAGCTGCATAATACTCATCCGAGCCAGCAATTATTCCTTCAGCTAATATCCGTTCGTCAGTGTCTAAAGCTAAGTTGGTCATAGCCTTGTCTTTACCAAACCACGGATTCCTAATATGCCATTCCTGCGCTTTCGCGTCTGCTACAGGCGCTTGCTCTGGTATATAGGTCTGTGCAGTTGCACTATATTCAGGTTCTTGAGGTTGTGTCAATACCTGCTGCGTATTTTGTGGTACAGGTTGCGCCTGTGGTTGCTGGGGCTGCGGCGGCTGTTGCATAGACAACTGCGCCTTCTGCGCTGCAATCTGACTGAGTAATGAGCTTGCTTTTACAAGATCCTCAGAATTGCCTGACTCGTGCGCCTCTTTAAGCGCTCTCTCCGCAAGTTGCTGTGTAGCGTCCAGTTTAGCCAGTCTTTCATTATGAAAATGGCCCTGTCCCCATTCAACGTATTGCTTGAGATTCTGGTTCTCTTCGTACGCCTGTTGTGCGTACGCGTCTGCTTCTGCGGCTTTACGTTCGGCCTCTGCAACTTTGCGCAGGGCTTCCTGTTTCTCCCAGTTGAGCTGATTGATGCGCTTCTGGACGTTACGAGAATACTCGTCCATTTCATTGGAACGAGCTTTAGTTTCTTGTACCGCGGGTTCTTCCGCGGGAGGCACTTCTTCAGGAGTTGCATTCTCGCCCTCAAGAATGATCTCAATACCCTCTTCTGCGGGTTCCATAGGTTTTTCAATACTCATTACCACACTCTCCCGATCCCTCTAGGATCTTCCACTACACCTTCGACCATGTCGTCGTTCAGCAGAATGAACTCTTCGCCATCTACAGAAAAACGCGACCCGCGATAGGCCCCGATAAGAATGAAATCTCCTTCCTTGCACCAAGGTCCGGTAGGGAATCTACCCTCGTCCTTGTACGCCAAATCCCCCATCTTAAGCACAAGACATACGACTGCCCCTGCTTCTTCCTTACGGATAACGTCCGTCGTCTTAATAATGCCGCCTTCCGTTTTCTCCTCGATCTTGGGTTTGATAGCGAGGAGCTTATACCCAACAGGCATTGGTAGCCGTCCAGCTAAAGATTCCCCTTTTTCAAAGGTTTTATCGGTGTCAATATTGGCAAAGCCCATAATATCCCCATATGCAGGGCAGTTATACCTGATCCGGCGCGCCCAGTGACGCCGGGGTAAAATAGATCAAACGTCGTCTTCTGTAGACGTCTCGTATTTCTTCTTCATGTCCAGCACGAGGGACTCCGCGAACTTGAGCCCCGCTAGGACGCCCGTAAGGTGTCGATACTCCTCATACGAGGCCAGTGTGCCGCTAATTACCGCTTGCTCCCTGTGGGTGATCGCGTCTCTAAGCTGCCTGAGGATCGTATCCCCGGGCCCTATCTCATGTAACATTCGGTGCTCCTATCGGTGCAGGTGGTGGCGGTGGGTTGATACTCTCGTGAATATAATCCGCTGCTTGGCTTTGGTGTGCGGCCATGTCCTTATTGGCCTGAATCTCGAGCTTCGTCGTGCTATTAAGCCCTGCGATCTTCTCCTGTGAAGCGATCTTGGCCAGCTCGATCTGATGCTTGCTCTGAATTTCCTGCGCCTTGAGCTGTAGCTCTTGCTGCTGTTGCTGAAACAACGGATCCTGCATCTGCTGTTTGAACTGTTCTTGCTGTGCCTGTGCCGTGTGGAGCTGGTTGACCTGCTGCGCGGCTTGTACCAACAACGGTGCCACTTGGTCCTCATACCCTTGCGGTAACGGCTGCCCGGGCGGTGGGAGCATAATGCCGAGCTGCTGCTCGATCTGCTGTCTGTACGCGAAGCCCATGTGCTCTGCAATATGCGCCTGAAACGCCTGCATGATAGCTGGCGCCTGTGGGTTATGCTGCATCTGCGCCCCAATAGTAGGGTCGTTAATAAACGCGTTGTGGACCGCGATATGCGCCTGATGGTTCTGCTCAATGAAGGCTTTGGCCGGAGAGTTATTCAACAGGTTCATGTTCTCCGACACAGGGTCGGTCGGCACCAAATCGTCCTGAGTTTCGATGATCTTATCGGCATCTTTGATGCCCATCACCTGCAGCATCTGCTTGTGCAACAACGGCAGATTGTAAATACCGGGCGCCTGCTGCGCCAACTGAATAGCGGCTTGGTACTGAATGATCCGCTGCGCCATCGTGGCCGCGTTAGGATCCGATACTGGAATGATGTCCGTCTGCTCGTAGTCAGACTTCTTCGCTGCAAATGACGCAGCTCCTGATTGATTGGTCGGAAAGCTATAGACCGGCGCGGTAAACTCCTGAATCAATTCCTTGATCAGTTTGAATTCCATCGACATGGACACGTGGCAACGGGCCTGAATGGCCGACATTACCTTCATCGTGCGCTCGAGTACCGCTAGCGTGGTGCCTACAGGCATCTCGCCGTTCATATCGTTCAGCTTCACATCAGCCGTAGAGGCCAACCTGCGTCCTTCCTCGACCACATTCTGCAGCAACTGGAACAGCGTCGCGCTAGGCTCTTTATACGGTAGTGGCATCAGGTTGTCGCGCAGCGTACCGCTGGCGATGTCTACATCGCGCCATTCTCCGGGCATTATGGGTGTATCGTTGCCCGTAACTCTGAGCCCGTTAGTCTTGAGGCCACCCGGAAGATTGGACAATGTGCCTGCATCAATCAGCTGTCTCTGCAGCGCCGTAGCCGCCAGAGTCGTGTTACCCAGCATGTGGATAAGGCCGAAGCTATAAAACCCAAAGCCGGGGATATAGTCGTATTTCGTGATATGTACGCGGGCCTTCTTGGCCTTATCGTCTTCGAACCAGTTTCTGCGAATAGCGAGAATATCTCCCGTGCTCTCCACCATAGTCACCACATAGGGGACCGCCACCTCGTCCTCAGCATCTCCCAGATCGTCAATCACCAAATTGACGTACATCTCGAGCAATACGTACCGATCATCGTCTACCGCCTCTATACCCGACACCTTGTCCACTTTCTTGTGGAGCGTGTCCATCATGGCCCCTCTGGGAGGGTCTGACATCTCGCCTAAGTCACGATAGAACCCATCACGCTGTAACCGCTTAAGGTCGTTCTTGGTTTTGCGCATGACGTGCGTGGCACGCGGCGCTGTGGCAATATCCGTGGCTCCATAGGACACCACAAAATCTTCTGCCGGAATAAATACGGATGTAGGGCGCGCCAGCTGCGGATCATAGTAACTTTTCTTAAACGCCGTACCCATCAGAGCGAGACTGAAGTACATACGCTCCTGTTCAGGGCGAAACTCCGTCATCTTTTCCGTCAGGTTGTAGTTCATATCCTCGACGACTCTGGCCGCAGCGTCCTCCTGTTCTTTGGAGATATACCCCACTAGCTTAGCTTTAACAGGCCCCATTGCTGGGAAAGTCTCGGAAATCATCTCAGATTGGAAGCGTATGGCCGCTTCCGTCAACATCGGGTGGTACACACCACAAGCCCCTTGCCAAGGCTCCGTTCGGTCGTCCATCTGCAGACCCAACAACATGAGCCCTTCCTCAAGGCTCTTTTCCCACTCTTTGCGGGAATTTTTGTCGTCGATATAGTCCGCTTTCAGCTCCGTAGATAACAGCTTAAGGTACCCATCGTCCAAGACCTCCGCCAGATTTTGATCGAATGGCGAAGTCATCATATCCTGCACTTCTTTAAGTCCCTCCTCAGCCGCCTGCAAGGCGTCTATAGGTGACCCGTCCTCGGCCTGAATATGGATCTCGATTGGCGCGTC